GGCTATTCTTAGCATAAACCATAACATCTCTTTTTAACTCAACGGTAGCCATCTTATCAATATTAGCTCCAAGTAATACTCTAGCAACTGCCTCAAGCATTTCTATTGGCAATTCTCTAGCTGCAATCTGAGCATCTAATGAATAGTTTAATGTATCCATATCATTGAATGCATCCTTCTCAGTATTAACCTCCTCAAATGTAGATCCATACTCTGGATGGATCTCTAAGAATCTCTGTAATACTGGGTTTGTTCTTGGTACATGTAGTGCACCATCTATAAATGTAATTGGTTCCAAAATAGCATTACCATCCTGCTCATCCTCAAAAGGAGTCTGTTGGTTTCTTGCATATCTTAAAGCTCTGTTTTGTTTTTTATCCTCGTCAAAAAAGTATAGAGGAGATCTGTTTGAATTGCGAGAAGCAATCATGTAACTGAGTGGAGACACTCCGTTTTTTAAAATGTAGGTCTTGTCCACTAATGGAGATTCTGTTTTTTTCATTTGATATAATTTTAATTTATTAAAAAATAACAGAGGGACATTGGTGTCCCCCTGTCATATTATTATTAATTCTTATCCTTTGAATAAGAAGAAGTTGTTAGCACCTAATGTACATAACGCTCTTTCAGATAAGAAGTGAACCTCCATTGCATCTAAAGAAGATGTTACAGCACCACCAGCAGATCCAGTGATCCATGTTTTGTAACGTCTGTCTTCAGTCTCAGAAGCACGGTATCTTACGTGTAAGAATGGTCGTTTAGCATTTTTACCTAAGATTTGGTCATAAACTGTAGTAGATCCAGCTGGAACTAATACTCCGTTTACATTACCTCCAACAATTCCACCTCTTAAGGCAGCATCGTTTAAGTATTTCCAATCAGTTTTGTAGAAGTCATAACCTCTACGGAAACCTGTAAATCCTAAGTTCAAAGCCATTTGCTCATCGTTATCAAATAAACCATAAGATGTACCAGCTGCTCCATAAGAGTTTTGGTGAGCCAACATGTCATTGATGTCGTTAGAGAACTGACGGTTCAAGAAGATAGCATTTTCTTCGATAGCTCCTTGTTTGTCTAAACGCTGGATGATAGTATCAAAGTCACCTAAAGTGCTTGGGTTACCACCTGACCATACGTTACCTCTTTTGTTTACTACATAGAATAAACCTTCAGTACCTTTAGCAGAAGCGATAGCTCCAGATCCAGCCTCAGCAGGAACCCCTTCAACCATAGCCATCTCTAAGTAATCTTCGAATCTCAAACGAGTTTCGTGCTCAGACTTGATGTACCATAAGTAACCAGTAGCTCCGTTTTCAGTAGTAACCTCAACCCATCCGATTTGAGCCATATCTGATCCAGATACTGCGTATTTATCTTTGATGATGATTGGAGAGTTTTCGAAGATCTCATCAGAAGCCTCTAATGACTCAACCATACCTTCAGTTCCTTTTTTAAATTCAGAACCATAAACGAATGCTGTTACAGTAGCAGCACTACCAAACATTTGACCACCAGCTTCGTAGTAAGCTACGTGGAAAGTACCAGCAGCATAATCAACTTCAGTAATGATACCTTTGTTAGAGTTAGCAGCAGTATTGTTAGATGACAAGAAAACTGTCTGACCTACTCTGAAAGCAATTCCAGTAGAAGATGTAAGGGCAGGATTCAATGTGTCAGATACTGTGATAATAGCAGTGTCAGCTCCAGGAGCAGCATTAGAAGCACAGTTAACATATTTAGTGTGTAAACGTCCTTGTTCTGCCCATTTGATAAGGTCAGAGTTTGACGGCATTTCAGCTCCAACTATTCTTAAGAAAGAAGCGATAGAACGATTTCCGTAACGCTCAAATTCTTTCTCATAAGTATCAGGAAGATACTGATTCAAGAAGTTGAAGTTAGTGATGTAATTAGATGCTAAGGTTTTTCTCTCAGCACTTGGTTGTAATTCGAACCCTGGGGTTGATAAAACTGATCCAGCCATTTTGTGTGTGTTTTAAAATTATTTTCTACTTTTGATCCTTAGTCCTCGACCAGCATCATCGTTTAAAGACTTGACTTGGAAACCAGTGTTAGCGATAGGAGCAGGAGCATTCCTTACATCCATATCAATATTCTTAATGTTTCGTGCACTATCTAATAATGCATCAGACTTTCCTTGTTCATAGAAATGTCTAGCTAACTTGTCTGGGTTCATTGCCGCAGTCAAAGCACGATGGTAACCAACAGCATCCTTAATCAAACCATTCTCATCTAAAAACTTAGATATGAAGTTGTTAACATTGGACTGTGCTGTTCTAGTCTCATTAATATCTCCAGCTGAAAACTTTAATCTTTTATCTCCTAGATCGAACTCAAAACCTTTGAACTCATTAGAGAAAATTTCATCTGTTTTCTTTTGGAAGTACTCAGACTTACTGGCAGCTTCTTGTTGGTACGTTTGTGATTTTTGAACGTATTCCTTGTAGGCATTGTACATCTCTTTCTCCTCGTCTGGAACTAAACCTCCTCTTGACTCAAGGGGAGCTTTGTACTGTTCTTTCAAATCGTTGAAATATTTCTTTGCCTTAGCAAGCTCTTTTTTCTTAGCCATTTCTTTCTTTTTGACAACCTTCTCGTCATCAAAATCTTCATCATAACCAAACTTATCCTCTAGAAGATATGCAATATCATCTTGGTCTAAGTCTTCTTCGGTCTGACTGTAATACTCAGCTAATAATTCATTAGGATCAGCATCATCATAACTTCTGTTAAGTTTAACAAAGTCATCGATACCTCTACCAGTTTCCTTCTTAAACTTGAAGAAGGCTGAGACATCCTCTGGTAACTCCTCTTGAGCATTTCTCTCTGCCACAAGATCATCAATAGAGTTTATCTCTTTATTGTATCTATTCTTAATATATGAAAGAACATCCTCATCTTTTAGATCAACAACTGGTTGCTCTATTATTTCTTGTTCGATCGGCTCTTGGTTTAGAGCTTGTTGTTCAGCATCGTACTTATCTAAAAGCTCTTGCTCGATCTGTTGAACTGACTTTTCCTCGCCAACTCCCAGATCTCTTACAGTAAAATTTTCCATTTGATTTAATTTATTTTTTAATTTTCATTCTTGTTTTAGTAGGCTTAACCGTACCCTTACTAGGGGTATCAGTTAACTTACTAGGGGCAACAGTCCTTCTATATGTGATGGTGTTTCTACCCATAATTAACAGCTATGACATCCACCGCTTCCACTTGGTCCTTTTCCAGAACCTCCAGATAAATCTCTAGACTTATCTCTATTTTTTGCTGCATTCTTTTCAGTAGCGGCTTTTATTCTTGCATCATAATCAGAACGAGACTCACCCTCTTGTTTCCATTTATCATAAGTCTTAACTCTCATCTCCTCTCTTCTTTTTTCTATAGAAGGAGTTTCTATCCTACTAGTTAATCTACTTAAATCAAGACTTCCACCCATTTTTGTTTTCTCAACATCACTATCCATAGGAATTATAGTTGTTATCTCTCTTGAACCAGATGAGCTACTTTTTGCTATAGGTGTAGATGAAACTCTAGCTGATGTATTTCTAGCAACAGGTTTTGAGCTAGATGAAGAACCTGCATTATTCCAATTCATTTTATAAGTTGTACTCCCGTTTGGATTAGTAACTTGTGTTCTAGTTACATTTCCTTTACCAGGATCTGGTGTATTTGCTAACGGAGTATCTCTTCTATTTAATGCCATTGTTTTATTTTTGCAAAGTTATTAATTAATTTTATGTATTATCGAGGCGAAAACTCTGCCAAATCAAATCCATCAAGCGAATCTTCTTCTGATTCAAAATCTACTGGCGGTAAGTTATTCTTACGCTGCTCTATTAGCTTTGACTGCTGTGTGTTCTGAAGTGTTACCCTTTGATCCTTAGCTTGTTCTTTAAGTGTGTCCTTCATTTGCATGTTCTTAACGTCAACACCCTTAAGCTGCATATTCATCTGGAACTCAACCTCCATTAGGTGATACTTAAGCTCCGCCTCTTGCTTCATCTTCTCAACATCAAACTGAGTCTCTGCTTGTTTGACTTGTATCTTAGCCTGTGCTTCTGCTTGTATGTTCTGCATAGCAGCTTGTGCTGCCATCTGTTGAGACTGCATTTGAATCTGACCTTGAGCCTGTTGTTTCTGTTGCTCGTATGCTTGAGTATCGTCTTGTTTCTTTTTCTTTTTAAGCTTAAGTAACTGATTAGCTAGCTTAAGGTTCTTGATCTCTCTAATATCAATAGCATCCTCAAGACCAATAGAGTCTCTCTGAAGTGCCATCTGAATATTAGCCTCAAGCTGTGCCTTCTCAGCCTCATCTGGTGACATCTCTATAAATATACCAAAATCATAGATATATAAATCCTTAATATCATCTAGTATAGATACGTTATACTTACCTATCTGATTAGCGAACTGCTCCTTAAAGTCTGAGTACTCTAATACGTCGGCTACCCTTAATGATATAGCCTCAGATAGTGTTCTAGTTAAATATAAACTAGCATCTAGTATGTGTCGTGTAGCTGTGTTTGAGTTAGCGGCTGCAAGTTTCTGTACCCCAACCAAACTGTTTGGATCTGGCATACTTCCATCACGAGCCTCGTTAAGACCTGTTACGTCTCTAATCATGCTCATGTATTGGTTATAAGTACCAATTAAAGCACTTATCTTTCCTTGTCCACTATTAGAGTTAAGCTCTGTAATAGGAACCCTTGCATTATTAAACTCTCCGTCTTGTGTGTATGAACGACCAATAACAGATCCAGTCTGGAAGTATAGTCTAAGTGCATCCTCTGGATTATATGCCTGACCGTTACCTAAGTCAACCTCGTTAAGTCCATCAGCATCAATAAATACTCCATCTGGAACTAACTTAGCTAGTACCTGTTGTAGCTTTAAGTGTGTTATCTGAATCATGTCGGCAAATGTAGTCATTCTTCTTACCAAAGACTCCACCTTACCCTTATACATTCTTGGTGCTACAGCAATATAGTTAGGCATTGCATATTGCGATGCTGATTTTGGTCTAACCATATTCTTTGACATCTGCCACTGAAGTACATAGTTTGTTCCCATAACCATAACACCCTCATACCAAACATCAATCCTTTTCTCTACCATCTCAAATCTACCCTCTTCCATCATCTCAGCTGGAGGGTTGAACGTATCGTTCTTAGGTATCATCTTAACAACACCGTTATCGTTTATCTTTTTCTTGTAAACAATCTTTTTAGTTGTCTTATAGTTAGCATAAAGAAGAGTAACGGAGTCTCTGTTGAATAGACTGTTATTATAATACTGAGCTGCATTATAAAAATTATACCATGACTGACTATGTTTTGAAATTTCTTCAAGTTGCTCTGTAGTTAATGTTGGATCTATCTTCAAAAGCTCTGTGACTGGCACAGTCCTGATCTCACCCCAATAAAAAACATCTTTAAAGTATGGATCCTCTGTGTAGGAATAAACAATATTTGCTGGATCAACATAGTCAATCTTAATTCCTTGACCTTTTAAGAACTGATGTCTAACCATACCAACACCAATGGTGGTGATATCGTAGTCAACCCTCTTTCTTATATCCATGTACTTATTAGAGTCAAGTACAGTATTAATTGCTTCCTCCTCAGCTATCTCAATAGCTGGCTTATAGTTAAGCTGCATATAAAGGTTAAGCTCCTCGTCTGTCTCTGGAAGATCGTCTGGGTTTGTATTAAATGCATTGATACCGAACTGATCCTTGATTTGACTAAGCAATGGTTTTGCTATCATGTCGCTCTCGATCATGTCCTGGTACTTGTTTCTCTTAGCAGCAGACATAGCGTCTTGTGCATATGCCTTAACATGGAAAAGTCTGTCTGACATTCCATTAACAACAATATCAACAAACTTAGGAATAATAGGTACTGGTGTCCAGTCTAGGTTTAAGTAAGACAAGTCACCATCTACAGCAAGCTCGTTCTTGTACTTCTGTACAGACTGCTCACCCCTTGCATATAGTCTTAATCTATGATAATCAGTCCACTGATCATAGAATCTTGAACGCTGTCCATCCTTTCTAAACCACTCGTATTGAACAGCTTGCATTATTTTTAATCCAAACTCCTTTGTATCTTTTTCAGCGTCTGGAACATATTGTGTAGGGAACTGTACGTTCTTTATATCTATATCTACTTTTTGCATCTAATTTATTATCTCGCTAAATGAACCCTTGTTATTATATCTTGCAAAGGTAATGCTTATTTTCGATTCTTTTTTAGAAGCTATATACATGTGCTTTTGATTTGCCATGATAGCTAAGCCTGAGCTGATTGCAGCATCAAATTTTGTTCTATCATTTATATCAAACTTTGCCCAATCCTCTAATGTTCTCGAAAAATACATTGATCCCATCTCTTCTGGATCTCTGTATGTACCCTCTAAATCTAAACCAACATGCTTCTCAATATATGTCTCGATTGCAGACGCGTGAGACTGCTTAATATCTTCAGACGAGTTAGGTATACCACCAAGCTCTCTTTCTGTCTTAGAAAGGTTCGTAAAGTGCTTGTCTGGTCTATTCATTGAAAAGCCTCTATACCCTCTATTCTTAAAATGGTATAGTAGTCTCTGCTTGTTGTTTTCTATAAGTACTGGCATCCCATAGAATATACAAGCCATAAGGACCTCCTCAAAGAATATCTCTGCCGTCTGAGGTCTTGCTATATACTCTAGAAAGAACTGATTACTTGGTGCGTCATCCATATTGAACTTTGTCATTCCATGTAGTGAACCGTTAGATCCTCTATTACCAACAGTTCCAGATATGTCATACGGATCACATCCGAACGAACCTATATGATCGTTACCAGGGTACTTCATTCCGTTCTTCTTAATAACATTGTTAGTAATACCTCTGTTAGGTATCCATGAAACTAGGAATCTTCCCCTTATGTCTGGAGTCCATATAACCTCTGTATCTTGCTTTCCATCCTTCCAATGAAACGATCCCCTTGTAAGTACTCTATCCTTTATTAATGAGTCATTATAATCTATCTGGTGGTATATCTTTGTAAGGTTAAATAGTGATGACTTGGACTCATCTCTAAACGCGTGTCCTTCTGTTCTTGGAAACTGACGATAGAACTCGTTCAGTGCATCTGGATCGCTCTTAAGTGAACTAACCTCGTTGTTCCAGTAGTCAATGGCACCGATCTTTATTGGTCTACCATCAACTCCAATCACTGGCTTATCTGGTGTAGTAAATACTGGATGACCGTGTCTGTCTATGTATCCCTCAAAGTTCCACTCCATAGGAATAAACAAAGAGTACATTCCAGACTTTGTCTGTCCATTACTGTTCCTTGTTGATGGATTTGAGTCCTCATAAAGTTTTTTAAAGTTCTCTCCTCCCTTGTTAAGTGCGTTTGATGTAGATCCCATCATACACTTACCGATGATTCTGCTACCTAAACGAAGACATGTCTTGGTTACTCGCCAGTTATTTAAGATGTTATCTGGCTTCATCCATTTGCCACTGTTTAAACTTAAAGTAAAATCTTCAAGTATTAACTTTCTTTCATTATCATTTTCTCCGTCAACCTGAATACCTACGTAATTTCCCTTTCCAATGTATTCTATATCAACCTTATTTCTTCTTCCTGTAGTTTTAGGGACATAATTTTCAAAAGATTTTTTTTCTGTTAATATTGGGATTATAGATAGATTTCCAGATATAAAAACTCTATATGTATCTGTGTTGTAATTACTTATCTTATGCATAACTTTAGAACAAGATAATCCACAAGAAAGTGCTAAAAATCTAATTTGCTCTATTAAATTCTTTCTACTCATTCCAAATTCAATTACCCCTTTTTTCTTATCAGAATATCCATCTGTATCAACTAAACCAGCTAGTAATTGAAGTCTCGATTCAATAGAAGATTTCATGTAAACATCAGGTATATGTTTATTATTGTAAACATTTATATCTCTAAGCTCACTATTTATTCCTTTAAAAGCAAATTCAACTATTTTTTTACAGGTAGATTTTTTAAGTTCAAAATTTAAGTTACGCATTTCAGCTATTCTACCTAAGTAAGTTAATAATTCAGGCTCCTCTTCTTTATTAACTAATATAGTAAACGCACTACTTCTTCCATCTCCAAGCCATAAACCTAATAAATATGGAGGTATATTTATATCTTTATCTATAGATTCTAATCCTTTAGAAGTAACCCTTGTTAAATGTTGTTTCTTGAATTTAGAAGAATCTAAGTATTCTTTAGGAGTCATTATTAATTCTTTATGACCATCTTTATAATATTGATTTAATACTAATCTATGATTTTCAGTAACAATATAATCAATCCCATAAGGTTGTTTAACTTTATAAGTATCAGTAATACCTTGTGTTTTTTTAATTATAGTTTTTTCTATACCGCCTTCAACAAGTACTTTATCTCCAACTTCAAGATCTTTTATTTTTTTGAAAGTCCAATCATTGGTAAGTATTAATGTCTCTGGATCATAACACTCATCATGTATCAATAGCTTAAGTTTTTCACCATCATAAGAGTTATCTCCAGTGTTCTTCCAGTCAATAGACGTGTCCAAACCTTCTATCTCAGAGCTGTCAGCATCGAACATGTTCTT